GCCAGATACTTGCGGGATTCAGAAGGTAGGTCATCAATACCTTCACCATTAACCGTCGTAATCTCCCCTACTTTCAGCAATCCTGCTGAGCCATACTTCTTATTGATTTCGGATATTTTTTCTGACATGATAGTACTCCTTTAGTATTAGTATTATGGCATGGCGATTGCATTAATGTTCTAACCTGCTACTGCAGGGGACGGCATTAATGCTACCCATGTATTTAATTGTCAAAGAGCAGTATTACTTTATGCCCTGGTTATACACTATTACACAAACAAAGGCAAGGGGTATATTTATGGGGTATATACTCAAAGAAACACCTCACCCCCCACCGAGCACCAGAGGGGTACTTGAGGGGAGTGAAGACCGGAGTCTCGGAACACATGAGTAAAATTTAAAAACGCAACTGCACTACGTGAACAGCCCAAAAATAAATTTAGGTAAGCGTGTAGGAGAATTGACAACTCCGAATATTTGTAATAAGGTGTTACAAAAGACGGAACTAGGATTTGTATACAGATGACACCAGAAGATTCTAAATTAATGATTGACCTTCTAGCTGATGGTTTAAAGCCAAAAGAAGTTGCTGGTCTTATAGGTGTGCCTACAGCAACTATATACAATAAGATTAAAGAACTTAAGCAAGAAGAATCCAACTTGTTGGCTTACGATAAGAATAGGTATTTAGACCTAATTCAAGTACAACAAAGAATAATCGCAAATGTTACTGATGAAAAGTTAGTTGCTGCGCCAGTACAGCATCTTGCCTCTGCGTACGCTCAGTTTGGTAAGATGGAACAATTGATTCAAGGGAAACCTACTGAGATACACGGTCTGATGGGTTATCTCTTACACTTGGAGAAAGAAGATATTGAGAAAGCACAAGATGTTGTGGGCAACAGTGATGCTGTTGACGCTTCTTTTGTTTCCCCCTCCTCTCCTGAGCAACTTGAATTGGACTTGTGATATGAAAGATTTCTTTGGAAAGAAAGCATTGTTGGCAGCGATTGATACGGTGGGAGATATTAGTCAGCACTTTAATCCTAATCCTCCTATGCAAAGATATACTTATCCGCAACCTACTGATGCGGAAAAAGTAGAAATTGAACGACTTATGAAGAAGCACGGTATTAATGCTGCTATACAAGAACCTGGACAGATACCATACTTCTTTAGAGATGGACAGAAGATTAAATTTCAATAGGATTGATATGAAAGAGATACAGTTAACTCAAGGTTATATTGCTTTAATAGATGATGAAGACTTTGAAAGAGTTTCTAAGATTAACTGGCATGTTCATAAGTCTCGCCAACGAAGATACGGAAGAAACAAGAAGATAGGTTATCTTCACAACTTTATAATGAATACACCTGAAGATATGGAAGTTAACCATAAGGACTGGGATGGTCTTAACTGCCAAAAATATAATATGGAAAACACAACCAGATCTAAGAATGCTCAGAATATGCACAGAACAAGAGAAGGTTTTGTTGGTGTTTACTATGATAATAGAGATAAGACAATATTTAGTTCTATAGGATTTGCTGGTAAGAATATTTACATTGGTAGATTTAATAGTGAAGTAGAAGCTGCGATTGCTTATAATAGTAAAGCAATAGAACTGTTTGGTAGTAACGCTCAACTTAATAAGGTAGACTAATGTCACTTAATCCAATAGTTCTTAATAAATTTAGAGAATGGCGTCTTGACGCTGTGAAGTTTGTTGAGGAAGTGCTCCTAGTAAACAAACCACATATAAAAATATCTACTCAACAAAGAGAGTTCTTAGAAGTACTTCCTCATCAGAAAAGAATCTCCATTAGATCTGGGCACGGTACTGGTAAAGATGCCAGTGCATCGTGGGCAATACTTTGGTTCCTAACAACTAGAGTTTATGCTAAAGTAGTTTGTACTGCTCCAACAGCAAGACAATTAAATGACATCCTTTGGTCTGAGATAAGTAAGTGGATACGGGAATCTGCTATTCAAGAAGAGTTTGTAGTTCAGAGAGATAAGATATTCAATAAAAATGCAAGCAAGGAATGGTGGGCAAGAGCAGTTTCTCCATCTGTAAGAGCTGACCCTGCTGACCAGGCTGAAACTCTAGCTGGTTTCCATGGAGATCATTTACTGATAATCATAGATGAGGCATCTGGTGTGGAAGATCCAGTCTTCATCCCCATTGAAGGTGCTCTTACACAGGAAGATAACAGGGTTATGCTGATTGGTAACCCAACTAAAAATAAAGGATACTTCCATGATACTCAATTCCATCCAGAAATACGTAAGCAGTGGTATAGACTCCACTGGGATAGTAGAGACTCTGAAAACGTTAAATCTGATTATCCCTCTTATATGGCTAACAAGTACGGTGTTGATTCTAATGTGTTTAGAATACGTGTTGCTGGTGAACCGCCGCTTGAAGATGAGAGAACGCTTATACCATTACACTGGGCAGAGCAGTGCATCGGCAAAGAAATGGAAATTAGTGATGAGGAGCCTATTTACTTAGGTTGTGATATTGCTCGGTATGGTGAGGATAGGAGTATTATACTTCCACGGCATGGTTTGCGAATTCTTCCTTGGCTAACCTTTCAGGGTATGAATACGATTACACTAGCTGGGCATATAATGCAGACCTACACTGAAGTAAATGCCGAAGGCTGTGGTATTGATGTTATAGGTGTAGGGGCTGGAGTTGCAGACTACCTCAGAAAACAAAGAATGCCTGGGTTGTTTGATGTGAATGTTAGTTGGGCATCATCAGATCCGTTGAAGTATGCTCTCTTACGAGATGAACTCTGGTGGAGAATTCGTGAAAACTGTATGTATGGTTACTATTCTTTTCCAGATGTCAAACTTCCTGGGGAAACTCTCAGTATAGGGCAAGAATTGGCTAATGAATTATCATCTCCATACTATGAGTTTAATAAAAATGGTGCTGTTAAGGTGGAATCTAAGAAGGATATGAAGAAAAGAGGGATTGCATCTCCAAATATTGCAGATTCTCTTGGCATTACTGAGTTCTTCTACTCATATTCTACTAAGATTTTTAGAAAGCAAGTAGTTGTTAATAAAAGTAAGCATAATTATCCTAGACCTTCTATTAACTCAGCAAGGAAAAGGATACGTGGTACTAATAACTGGATGACAGTATAGGAGGATTTAATATGGCAGTAACAGTTATAGGCGATAAGCAAGAGATTATAGGATTGTCTACTGATGCTAGACCATCTTTAACAGTAGCAAAAGCAGGTTCTACTTTTACTGAATTGGATACTGGGATGAAGTATGTTTGGAGCGGAACGGAGTGGGTAGAAGACCTGACAATGTATAACGCTGTTAAGATGGCTCTTGACGCTACACCTTAAGGAGATTACTATGACTGCATTACACGGAAGGTATGAAGACCAAGATGGCTTCGCTGCTAAGTTAAAATGGATTGTATCACAAAGTTTTTGTCAGGGTATTGCAGGAGTATTAATTTCTAGTGCTATAATGTGGGCTTACATTTCTATTGCTGGCTTTCCTACAACGTATGCACAGAAGACTGATATTTCGGATTTACGTATAAAACAAGCAATTGATTATAGAGACTTAGATGCTCGTAAGATGAATAAAGATGATTATTTAAGAGAGCATGCATTATTGAGAGATGAGATGAATCGTGGATTTGATAAGATGGTACAAGCAGATGATAAACTTATAAATATAATGTTACAAGTTAGAGCAAGTCAACTTACCCAATATAAGAAAGTTAATAAGGAACTTGATAAGTGAAAGCAAGTATAGTAAGACTTGAACAATCTGAGCAAGGGGCACTGGGAGCATTATTATTTGATGGAGTTATCTTTTGTTTTACTTTACAACCTGATGTACTTGATAAGGAAAGATTTCACATTCCAGAAGGTAATTATACTTGCAAAAGATTTCACGGAATTAAGTACCCTAATACGTTTGAAGTTGTTGGGGAAGGAACTAAAGGTCACAGTGCTCTTTTATTCCATGCTGGTAATGTTGAAACAGACTCGTTGGGTTGTACTCTGCTAGGTTCATCTGTTATGAAACTTAAGGGATTTAGAGCAATTTCAAACAGTGGACTTACATTTAAACTGTTTTTAGACTATACTAAAAATGTAGATGAGTTTCCGCTTTTAATTATTGACTGTTATACATAAGGGAGGATATCATGGGAGTAGATATTACAGGATTTGGTTCAGTCTTTGATTTTGCAGGTAAGGTAATTGATAAGATATTTCCAAACAAAGATGATGCAGAGAAAGCAAAGTTAGAACTGTTCAAGATGCAGCAAGCAGGAGAGTTAGCAGAACTAAATGCTTCGTTACAAACTTCTCTTGCACAAGTGAATACTAACACAGAAGAAGCAAAGAATGCTTCGGTATTTGTATCTGGTTGGAGACCGTTTGTTGGCTGGATTTGTGGATTTTCACTTTGTTATAACTACATCTTTATGCCATTTTATACTTATAACGCTAAATGGATTTCAGTGTCAGCACCTATTATGCCCGCACCTGATAATGGAGAATTAACAACAATATTGTTGGGTATGCTTGGTCTTGGTGTGATGAGATCTTATGATAAGAAGAATGTTTGTAAATAAGGTTCTGCAGAGCCAGACTGCAGTAAGAGGTTTTGGTCTCCCTGGCTTTTTACTGCAGTCACCTTAAAAAGGATTGTAATGGAACAAACTTTACATAAATACAGTAATATATTTGGCGAGAATTTTGTAATGATTTGGAGTTGTTGCGGTAATAAGTGGGAACTTATATTTAGATCTGAATGGTTTCCAATTTGTCCTGACTGTGGTAGTAAAGGTAAACCGTGGAGGTTTAGATGAAGTGTATAGATTCAGTACTGAAAAGTATGGCAAAGAAAGATGGGAAAGTTAAGGTTAAAGAGGTAAGTCGTGGTAAAAAGATCGCTATGCCACGTAAGTAATGTCAATAATTAACATTGATTAGGACTATATTACTATGAATTATACAGAACCAACTACACTTGGATCTCTTAATGTAAGTCAAGAAGATACGGACTTATTGAATAAGTTAACTAATTGGCTTAAACAAACAGAGGGCGCTGATAGTGAAAGTCTTTGGCTAACTGAAGCAGAAGAAGATTATGCTTTCTATGCTGGTGACCAAGATGATGTGGAGACCTTACAGAAACTAGCTGATGCTAACAGACCTGCACTTGTGTATAATCAAATCAAACCAAAAGTAGATGTTGTGGTTGGTTTGGCTGGTCAGAATAGACAGTTACCTTCTGCCTTTCCTGTAGAACATAATGATGAGGCACTTGTTGAGTTAGCTAATGGTGTTATTAAATTCTTTAGAAGAGAATCTATGTTGGCTGACAATGAGATGACTTGTTTTGAACATACTGTAAAGAGTGGCAGAGCGCTCATGCACTTTTATGTAGATGATGAGAATCCGTTTGAACCGCAGATTAAGACTCGCTTCGTTCATGGACGCAATTTTAAGATTGACCCACGAAGTATCAACTATGACTTATCAGATGCAAGGTTTATCTTTATAGACTTTTGGTACGATAAAGATGAGATTAAAACTAAGTATCCTAGCTTTGACTTTGAGAAGGTAACACAGTTACAGAGTTCGCAATCTGGTGCACCTTTATTCTACAATGCTATTGAAGATACTTACAGAGTAACTGAATGCTGGTATAAAGAAGCTGCAGAAGTTTACTGGATTACTAATCCTGTTACGAAGCAAGTTGAGAAACTAAATGAAGCATCTTTTAAGAAAATGAGAGATGCAGTTAGGATGGGATTTACCTTACCCAATGGGCAAGTTATTAAAGACGAGAAGTTTGATGGAATTAAGAAGTGGAGTACAGTTTGTAAGTATGCTATATTCTCTAATTGCTATGTGTTTGCTAAGGGCATATCTGCTCATAGATGGGAAGGTTATCCAGATGTTCTATTCGGTGCTTATAAGCATGATATTGAGAACAGATGGTTTGGTCTTGTCTCTATGATGAAAGATCCGCAGAAGGGAGTTAATACTATGCGGAGACAAATGCAGCATCTGTTACAGACCTCTCCTAAAGGTATTCTGATGCACGAAGTTGGTTCTATACTTGATATAGAAGCTTATGAATCTAAGTCTGCTGAACCTAATTACCATATGGAGTTAGCACAAGGTGCTTTAC